AGGGCGGCACCGTCGGTCACCAGAGCGCGGTCCGGCAGACGGATACGCAGGGTGGAACCGATCTTGGCGCCTTCGACGGCGAAGCTGTCGTCGTACTGACGGTTCACGTTACGGGTGAGCACCAGGTTGTTCTCGAGTATTTCGAGAGCCTTGCGGGTGATCATGTCAATAGTAAGAAGTGAGTTGCTCACTTTAGAGTCCTTTCAAGTTAGCGGTTTTGCGCTTGCAACTTTCGGATCTGGCGCTGCCGTTCAGCTTCAATCCACTCCGACGTACTCATGGTCTTGATGGACCGGGGGTCAGTCGTGTCGTATGACGGGTTGTTGCTGCTGGTTCGTGCAGTGACAGGTGTGATCGGTGCAGGAGCAGAAGTAGATTTCTTGACTGGCGGATTGTCGGACAACTTGACCTCAATCTTGCCAATCTCTTTTGCCTGCAAGAAGGGCGACAGGCGGGCGATCCGCTCGGCTTCCTTGACGTTCGACCCGAGGTAGTAGGCTACATCCGGGCCAATATCCGAAGCACGAATCGTTTCGGCCATCACATCGGTAATCGGAACTCGCGGGTTGTAGGCGACTTGTTCAAAGTCGTCGTACTTGCCACGGGCTTCCTCTTCCCGTTCGTGATAAGCATCGAGCATTACGGACTGCTGCTTCTGACGCTCACGCTGTTCAAGCAGTTCTTCAGCCTTTCTGATCGCCAACGCTTCCGCGTAGGCTTCCGGGCTTTCAAACTGATCTAGCGCGATGTCTTTGGGCGGCGCTTGCACTTGTGCAAGTCTGGCCTGTTGCTCGCGTTCCCACTTACGCTGTTCTCTTGCGAGACGCTTGCCGATTGCCGCTTCAAGTTCTTCCTGCGTAAAAGTTCGTGCAGGCTTTTCTTCAGTTTGGCTTTCAGCTACCGGCTGTTCTACTACGGACTCAAGGGCCGCCGTGGCTTCTTGTTCCGGCGCGGATTGCGCCTCCGCTGGGACTTGTACTTCTTCAGACATTTCATGCTCTATTGAGAGCCTGGTCTAACGGGCCAGTACGTTTAATGCGAATTCTGTCATTAAGCACTTAGGGCTGCAACTTTATCTTGAAACGCCTTAACCCGAGCGGCCAAGGAAGTTTCAGCAGCCTGCAGTTGAGCCGCACGTTCTTCATTACGAGCGGCATGAATAGCGACCTGTTCTTCGCGCGTAGCCAAGACCTGTTCGCGGTTTGAAAGTTCTTTTTCCCGAGCGCCGAACGCATCAGATGCGGCTTTTTCGTCCGCAAGCAGTTGCTGCTCAAAAGCGTTCAGTTCGGCAGTTTTGGCCGTTGCTTTGGCGTTCTTGGTCTTTGCATCATCCAGCAGTTCTTTGGCTTGTTCCTTGGCGTCAGCCAGTTCTTTAGCCGCCGCCGCACGATCTGCAAGCGCTTCGTTAACAGCAGTGAGTGCTCCTTGCCGCTTGGCTAGTTCGTCACGCAGTTGTGCCATTGCCGCAAGGTCGCGCGGCAGTTGCTTGGTAAAGTAGTCGATGTAATCGACGCCGGGGTTGTCGTTTGCGACATTCATGGCGACCTCAAGCGTAATAGGAGATGTTGAGTTTGGCGCCGCCCGTCTGCTCGATAAACTTGATCTTGGTCAAGTCGCCATCGTATTGCAGGGTAACGCCGGCGGCCAATGGCATACCGACCGTGGTGGTCGGGTTCACATCGTCATCGCGCCAGCGAACGGCTTGCGTCTCACAGGTGATGATCGCAAGCGTAGGCTTGCAGGCCAGACCGTTGAGATCGGTCTGAGGAACCGTCAGGCCAGTGGCACTGCTCAGACTGGTGATTTGCTGGTAGCCCAGTCGAGTAGTGATCGCTTTGAGGGTGAGTGCCATGTCAGTGTCTTTCCGTGAAAGAGCGCAGTCGGATTATTGTACTACCACCCCCGCCCGTCAAGGTGCCAGTGTATATACCGCCAGGGCCGTACTGCACCCCCTCGCGGACATCAGACGGGTCAGGGTAGAGAGAAATATGGTTTGCTGTTCCTGTGAGCAGCGCGCCGGGGCCAGTTAGAACACCCGTTGTGTCGTGGGTAAGTACGGCGCCTGTACGAGCCGCGCTGCCGCTAATAACAGACCCCGGCCCGATCAGTATGCCGGTGGTGTCGTGAGTAACTACAGCCGCTGTGCGTGATGCGCTACCGACAATGCTTGAGCCTGGGCCGGTCAGCGTGCCAGTTGTCGGGTGTTGGCGCGTTCTGGCTGCGGTGCCAGCAATGCTTGAGGCTTGGCCGGTCAGTGCGCCTGTGGTGGCGTGGGTGACTGCTCCGCCAATCTGGACGGGGATGTACTTTCTCTGCGGGACAAACAAACCCCAAGGGTTTTTTGCCCACTCAAACAGTTGATTGTCGCCACCAGAGTTGGGTCTGACGGCAGCAGGGCGTAAGAAAAACGCGCCAAAATCAACAGGAGCATCGCTCGTGTCTGTTGTAAGTTGACGGCCGATAATTGCGTTGCCCTGTGTAAACCCAACAAATGATCTGCTATTTGTGCTTAATACGCCATTTAGTACCGCTCTTATAAATAAAGGGTTAGAACCAAAAAAAGAAAATGATAGATAGTTGACTTGATTAAGGTTAACAGTGTTGCTAGTTGCTAAAAGTTGAATATTTCCACGGTGGTCAAATGTTACCTGTCCGCTGGCGTTTACATAGATGACAAATCCAAGCGTTGCATCGGCGCGGCTGTTAAATAGAGCAGCACCATTTTTTCTTGGTATGAACGCAAAAACGCCAGCGTATTCATTAGCGCGGATTGACGTTGAGGTGCCAAGTTCAACGTATGCAGCAGATCCGCTAATGCCAAGGATCGCGCTTTTGAGCAAAGACGGGCCAAGAGTGGCCCCGCTCTTTAGGACTGGTTGTACGTCTTTTGCCGTGCCTAAGTTTGCAAGATCAGTAAAATTGATCGCAACAGACCAAGGCGACTGCGGCTGAGTGCCCGCAATGCCAGCAACAGTCTGCGGCTGGCTTGTGTACGGCTTGCGTAAAACCAGCATCGTCAGGCTACGTCGTACTTGATGCCAACGTACTCAAACGAATTTGTGTTCACTGCATTGTTTCGCAGATTGACGCCCGTATTGTGAGAGACAAACAAGCCCCAAAACTTCGGCATCACACCACCGAACAGCGAAGCAACTGAAAACGGCAGAACAAAATACTGCACATCGCTGGTGTTGGCAGGAACAACAATAGATCCACCCAACCGCAACGCAGTCAAAATTCCGCTGTTTGTTAACGTCTCGGCGCTGTCTGTGCCATCCAATACGTCAAGTGCCGTCGTGGCAAGAGAAGTCTCCGCGCCCCAGACATAAACAAATATGGAAGTGTTGGCTGTTGGCGTTGTGCCAACAGATACAAACCCACTCACCAGACAATCCATAAACTTGTTGCTGGTGTTGTCGATCTGACTTGACTCACGGCCAGCAAGAAACGTCGATGAACTGGCAAGGTTCGCCAGATCCATTGTGATGCTGGTATTGCTGCTGTAATTGACGGTTGTTGTAGCCATTACAGTGCCCTCGCTTCCTGCACATCAATGTAGTTCACTGTCTGTCCGACCAAATCAATCGACTCAGGGATCAGCGTTGCCGCTAAACCAGTAACACCATAAATCTGATTGTGTTCAGCCTGCGTGATGATCGACGCTGACACCCAACCGTCAAACAGTGCTTTGATCTCGGCTTCTTCGGTATGAACCAGCGACTCAGGGCCGGACACGATCAGATCCAGAAACGTCTGGCATGACGCCCTGACCGCCTCGGGCTGCTGAATATCATTAGCCGCCTGCCCAATACGCACTCGCGGGCCTTCGGCAGCCCACAACATTGCAGACCCCACACTGATCGCCTTCCAGCCGGGATTGCTCGGCGTGTTCAGGATCTCGGCAATCTTGTAATTGCCGTCAGGCGTATTCGGAATGTTGTTAAGTGCTGGCGTTGCAGCGATGTAATCGTGCAGCGTCTGAAGTTGTGCGGGCGTCATGATCAAGCACTCAGCGCGGTGTAAGTCAGGCTAGAACACGACACCGTGTCACCAGCATTGACCGTCAGACCGTTAGTCATATTGATGTCGCTGCCACTGGCCGCCACCGCACAGTGGATCACCACCGTGCCACCGCTGGTCTGCAAAGTCGCAAACGCCACCGGCGAGGCGTTGCCCGTGGCGTTGGTGTCTGAGGTGATGGAGTTCGCCGTAGCCGTGCCGCTGGACGACGCCCCAAACGCAGTCGCGCTCAGAGGAAGCGTAGCGGCAGCCGTGCCAGGTGAAGCTACTGATGACGGACTGATCCGAAACACCAGATTGCCGCTGGTGCCGATCAACGCCGTAACAGCGTCAGTCGCTGCGTTTCGGGCTGCTGTCGAGTGGGTCACTGCCATTGGTCAATTCCTCAGAAATAATTTTACCGACCAATTCGACTTCTTCGACTTTGCCGGTGTCTTTTCGAGTGATCTGCACCGTGAAGCGCAGTTCGCCGGGTTGTCCTTGCAGATTGATCATGCTAAGAACTTCAGTTTGTAAAGCGTGGACA